GTCCGAATTACCCACGGTAGTATAGTAGCCAGAAGAACCTAGATATAGCATAAAATCAACCCCTTACCACTAGATATAGAATATGTCATCTGAACTTGGCCGTCCTTAAAGCATTCCTTAATTCTGTCCGGAATATTTTCGGGAATGCCGACTTAGCATATCTATTCATCCTCTTATAGAAACGGAACCTTGGCCGGTATGATGGGATTGCATTGGTCAAGTGTAAACGCTTCTTAACTTTATTCTTAGCCATGCGTTCAAATACACCATCGCCACCGCGTATCGTTAACGGATGGTCTGACTTAGGTATAAAGAACTTGCCACCCTTCTGGGTAACTCCATCTAATATTTTATTGACTGCACCTCGCGTCATATTTCCATGCGCGTTTAATCTTGTGTCTCGTGTTGGAGTTGCATACCTAAAACCGGCTGCACCTTTTCCCCTGACAGTAATTGCCCTTTCAAATGCTTTTGGCTTCCTGCCGCCACCTGTCTGTTGAACTTCTAAATAGTTCTGTCTCGATGGGGCAACATTTGTAGATGTTCCAGTTACCTTATCTTTTCTAAGAACGAAAGTTCTAGGATTGTTTTTCTTTGCTGTAATAATTGTGAACGCACCCTTTGCCCAACGAGAAGGGCTTTGGAAGATCACTGGAATATCTCGTTGATTTTGTTCTAGCAAGGTCTGTGATGTTCTGGTTAATGCCACTGCCGTTGCAAATGGCATCTGCCTTGCCACCATATTGGACAGCTTGGCATTAACCTTTTTGCTATTCGAACTGAACCTGAACGACATAACCATGTTTTAACTCCTATCAAAAGAAGCCCCACCAGTAAAGGCAGGGCAGTTTAAGAGACAGCATTTGAGCAAAAGGACGGACTGTGTAAGACTGTCTCTTTCAGGGAGGTAAATGTCCACCAACATGATACCACATTCTTTTCTCATTTTATAGTCTGATGTCGCAGTGCTTTAGCCAGGTCAACAATCAGATGTGGAAACTCCTTCAACGGAACTTCTCCAACCAGATCGCCATTATACCAAATCTTGAGAACATCGCCATAAACTGCCCACCGCGTTTTATTTTCTTCTAGCTTCATCCAGTACACTCTCCAAAGTCTTTTTGGCATAAGTATGCTTCATCATCAAAGATAAAGCTGCCCTGCCTTTCCACGAAGTCTCCAAGCTCTTTATAGCTTCTAGTCTTATTAAAGGTATGTCCAATCCTTTGTTCAAGATCAGACCACCATTGCATTCGTTCGGGATGCTCTCGCCACATGGCTGCTAGTGTTGCCTCAGATTTCAGAAAACATCCATCACAATTACCTGCACCCTTCATCACCCTCAAATCAAAATCATGATTGCTCCAAAAGCTATTCACATCATGCACAGACACAAAGTCATCAACTAATGGAAACCAATTTGTCCACCGATTATCTTTAGATGTCTTTGCTCGATGCGCTTCATCTTTGCGAATGCCAACTGTGTTATTCCACCGTTTCCAACCATGACGGACTAAATATCTCTTGATCGTGAGAACTTTCATTTCTTGAGTGCAGTACCTTATTGCTTGGTTAGGTAAAAATCTATCAGATGCTTTTTTTAAAATGGCTTGTTCAAATGGTTCACCATTGCGACTAGCTGCATTGTGATTAACAATTTCAAACTTTGGCTTGTGTTGGGAATACTCCAACCAAACAATCGGCACATTCCAACGCTCAGAACATTCTTGCACGAAGTCCAGTGTCTCCGGCATTTCGCGGCCAGTATTTGCAAACACGACTTTCGCACGATCCGGCAAGTCTCCATTCGCTTCTAATATTTTGTGCAGCATGAAACCAGAAGTCCGGCCACCGCTAAAACTGATCAACACATTCCCATCAGGTAAGGTATAATTATTTTTTGGCATTCCTTCGCTCCAACTCATACTTTCTATTTAAAATCATGTTGCGTTCATCTGCCGTCCATTCTGGAAACACTGCATCATCGAATATGTTAAATATTTCCCTCCGGTTCAAGAAACCATCTAACTCCAAAAGACAATCTATTTTCATCAATTTACTTTCTAAGTCCATTGGACATTTCCTGTCATTCGGACAATCGGACAAACCCTAAAGGGTTTTGTCCTGTCCGTCCGGTTAATGACGCCGGACAAAATCCGGACTGTCCGCTAAATGTCCGATTTGTCCGATTTTGCGTAAACCATTGTTTCATCAGAAGAAATTAACTCCGCGTCCTGACACTCTTGAAATGTCCGTTGGAATGTTCTGGCATAATTGTCCGATTTTAAGTCCGATACTTGGACAAGTGATTTTTCGAACAATGTCCGGACGTTTTCGATGGGTATTTGGCTATCTGTTCCTCTAGCTTCATTGAACGCATCCATAAACCTTTTCTTGTGTCCAGTGAGCCTTTTATCTGCAAACTTCGGACGGCTATCCTGACAAATATCTAAGACGATGCTAGTGGATGTCTGCAAGTCTGATCCGATAATCTCAACCTGTCTGTGCAGAAAGTTCATTGGTTCTGGTGTCATTGCATCCTTCATTTTGGTAAACTTTACCTCGACTTTATTGTTAGCATCATCACCCCATTTCTCCACCTTAAATTCTGCATCAACCGCGCCAAGCAATGCAGACGATCCTCTAGCTCGATCCTTGGCTGCCGAACTGTGGCCGGTGTGGTGAACAGCCAGAACAGTGCAATCATACGCATCACGGACGTCATCAACGGCTCTGATCATTGCCCCCATGTCTTTGGTGCTATTTTCATCAGCCGCGCCCATTGACCTGGCTAATGTATCAATAACAATCAACTGAGGTTCTCCATGCTCCTGCACCATCGCATCAATGGTGTCTAGCAACTCTGTCACGCCGCTATCTTCAGTCATAATGATGGCACGGCTAGACTTGAAGAATGGCACACCCTTCAAGCTTGTTTGCCGATCCTTTGACCAAGCTGCCGCCCTTCGAGCAAAACCGTTGTGACCTTCACCGGCAATATAAAAGACTGCACCTTGTTTAACATCATGGTCAAAGAACTTTTGGCCGGTTGCTATAGATAAAGCCATATCTAAGACTAAAAATGTTTTACCGGCTGCCGGAGAACCAAAGCAAACCGCAAATGTATTTGTCTCTATCAGTCCATCTATAAGCCACTCAGGAGCCTTAAAATCCAACTCACCCAAAGGCATGAATAATGGTTTGGGCATTCTGACACGCTTCAGTTCTTTCTCCACGGCTAAATTACCGTGTTTAAGCATGATGTCATTCCAATCGGCTCCGGTTTCTCTTGGCGCACGATAGGGCAAACCTGTTTCTTTTGCGGCCTTTATTCCGGCTTCATCGTTGTCAGCCGCCACAATGAACCGACATTCTGGCCTAGCTTCTTGCAATAGTTTCGCCACCTTGACCAAGTTACCGCTATTGAGAGTAAATACAGCCGGTCTTGAGGTGCTTTGCGTTACACTGCAAGCTGTCGCAAATCCTTCTGCCAAATAGCAAACACCGGTTAACTTACCGCCAACGACAAAGAAGTTCCCTTCAACTGGTGCGCCTTGTTTGAACTTTTTTTTGCCGTCTGGTGTGATGGTTTGTTGGTTCACACGCTTACCAGTGATGTCCACAATCGGAACAACAATATCCGATCCAACCTGAACGGCTCCATGAAGATCAATGCCTTTTCTTATATGATATGGCTCGATCTTCTTAAAATCGGATAGATCGTTGACTGCAACCGGTTCCCATCGTTCTGCTTCCTGTTCAGTTGGGAGAACGCCGTCATGCTGCATTTCTTCTTTGATCTGCTTAAAATCATCACATTGTCGGCAAAACCATTTCACCAATCCTTGGTGTTCCTTGATCCAGAACCGATCAGTGCCGCCACAAGCGGGACAACTTCCGTGATATTCTCCCTTTACCGTTTGCTTTAAATTGTACTTATTTATTATGCTGTCAGAGTATTCACCCCAATATATAGTCGGGTATTTGCTTTTATTATCCATATGTCGTATAAACCCTTATACCTTGCTCGTTAACTGGTATGTCATTGAACTGGAGCCGCACCCCCCTTTATGCGGCTCCTTTTTCTTCTATAACGCTAAAAAGGGATTTCGTCATCAAAATCTGGAGTTGGTGTAGATGACGCCGCCTCAAGTGACCCACCAGTTGCGTCTGGTTGCTTTGATGGCGGCAAACCAAACGGATCGGGTTTAGTCTCTCCAACAGGCTTAAAATCAGCCTCAACACTATTTGCATCCGGTTGACCTTCGACTTCCATATGCTTCTTTTCAAAGTCATCATCAGTTCTGTAAACGGCTTTTGTGACTTGAACAGTGTCCAACAATAAGCTGATCCCTGTTGTATTATCCCTTGGGTTTTTGCTTGGATAAGCCAGAACTCTTAAGGTGCCGACTGATCCACTCCAAATCCTTTTATCTGCAAGATCATTCAGGTTTCCGTCCAGCACCTTCGGAGCCTCGTTTAACGTGCCGTCTGCCTTAGTGCCGTTCCTTTTGGCTGAAAATACAACTGTGCCATCATCACGCTTCTTCATGCCAAATACATTTTGGAATGTGCCAATGGAAGGATCAGACGCTTTACGCTCGTTAAAATGCGCTTGCAATTCCTTCCATAGCTTTTGAGCTTCTTCTGATGACACCATAAAGCCGCATGACCAAGATGCCTGATTTGCAGTTTGAATGCACGGTTCAGATGTTTCTTTCTGGTTATCCCATTTGTAGGTCTGATCCAGTTTAGGATACTGCAACTGCTTATCATGCAGCATGAATTTCTTGAAATTAGGGTTTGCCATTGATTTATTCTCCTTTATCAAAGTCTAGGTTATCTGCCATCCATTTGGGTGGATTTAGCATTGTGAAGCGTTCCCAACCGGTTGTATAAGTGTCGGTTTGCTTTGCTTCAGCAATTTCTTTCAATGCCCTCATCACATCGTTTTTGGCCAACTGCATGGCATCCATCGACATAACGTGCATATGCGAAATGTAGGGTTCTGTGTTACCGGCTGCCAAGAATGCAAAGTGTGTGACTTCCCATCCGGCCAGTTGTGCAACATAAGTATAGAAAAATGCTTGAGCATCGTAACGATATTTATAGCACTGTCTGACAAAGCCTTGAGGTGATGGATCAACAGTGCATTTAATATCTGCCATCGCTTTTTTGTCAGGATCATACAAATCCGGACGGCATCGCAACTTTAGACCTGTCTCTGGACAATCCACAAATATACTATGCTCGATCTTTGCGTTGGGTGCTTCCAATGTCTTTTTGCAAACGTCATCTTCTAGCAATGTTGCTGCAATCGCTTGCGACTTGTCATAATCACCTTCAGTCAGCAAAAGTTTCTTGGTGAAGTCTGCCTCGGTCAAGGCTTCTTTCCAAGCATTGCCGCGTCTGGTTTCCGGTCCTCTAATTATATTTTTGCCACCTTCTAGCCTAATGTCATGCACGGCTGTTCCAATATCCATTGCCGGACTTGACTTGTGAACCTTGTGATGCCAATGCCAAACGCTTTCCAACAGTACTGTCTTAACGTCTGATGAACTTATGCCATCCGATGCATGATAGTCGGCATTTGATAGATTATCTTTGATCATTGTTTACCTCTCATTTTATATCCAACCTATTTGTGGCTGTGTTTCTGATCCTGTTTCCCAAACAAACCAAGCTAAACACATCATGCCACCCTTGTAAGACTGACCGTCTTTTAACAAAGACATTCTTTTAGAAAATACCCAAATTCTTTTTGGTGGATGATGTTGAAAGAATTTAGCTCTTGCTACTCCCTCAAGAAATGTGATCTTTAACAAAAAGGCTGTTTTGTATCTTGCTATTTTTTGTGAATGTTCAGCCATAAGCAAAGCCATTTTTGCATATGGTGGATTTGTTATAATATTATCTCTTTTCTCTCTCTCAAATAAAAAGTCTCTTCTTGGCGTACCGAAACCACGATCAACTAAATCAGAACTTTCCACGCTGTAACCGTGTTCTATTAATCGTTTACTTATATGACCTTCTCCGCAACAAGGTTCAAAAATATTTCCTTCAAAGTTTTCAACCGATAAGAGAGCATCAACAGCTTCCGGAGGAGTTGCATAATAATCATCTTTTTGCCTATCTCCACGCAAATTAAATCCAATCATTTTCATTGCAGAATCAACATTCAATATTCATTATTTCCCTTACTAAATAGCAAAACCCTTCAATCGATAGTTCCACCAATATTTCGCCATCGTCTTGCTTACCATATATCTTTGCAATGGCTTCCAAACTGACAACTGCCCTTGGAGGGTAGCGATCATATTTATAGATGACACATGGCATTCTGTTTGCAGCTATTGCCGCTTTTTCGGATTGCGCCCACCATTCTGATTTGCAGCCGCGTCCATTTGCATAGTGTTTAGCTTCAATGGAAAAGGGAAATCGCTCGTTATCTGGGATTAGATCGCCGCCTTGTGCGGTTCTATATTGTTCTAAGTTTCTGGTGAAATTGATACCCAATTCTAAGAATAACAATTTAGCCAGGTCACGTTCCCATTTCGCACCCTTGTTCCTACTGTTAGCCATCGCCGTCAATATCCTCCGGCTTTAGCTGTTGAAGCTGAATGCCCTGTTTGTTAGCATCATTTAGAGCGCAAACCCTAAGATATGTTGCCAATGGCATTCCTGAATTATTGGCGGCAAGTGTCAGAACTGCGTGTTGTGCTTCTGACATTACCACCCTGCTTTCTTTCTTCATTTAGTCTCCTTTGTTTTGCATAGGACGCTAAACGGATTTATTTGGGATGACAATAGTATTTTTTTAACATTACCTCTTGCAATAGGATGTTTATAGGATTATATTCTTATTAAGAAAACAGCAAAGGAAAATAAAATGACAGACCAAGTAACATTTAGAAGATTATTCGTTGAAGATTTACTAGACATGGATGACAATAGAGTTTCTGGTTATGTTTATCTTACGGAAGGTCAAGAGAAGCCAGAAGCAGATGATTGGCTTGATCACTTTCTGCACATCCGAAAAGTAACTAAAAATGATCATCCAAGTTGGGGTGGCAAGAAATATCATTTGGGTGTGGATCGCAGTGAGTATGCAAGCGACAATCTTGCAGAACTAGAAGGTCATTTATTTGATTGGGCTGAAGGTGAATATCACGAAGGTAATTATCAGATTGTGGAACACACAGCATGAATTACGAATACATAAATAATCAGTATGTGTTTCAGATTGACCAAGCCAGAAGATGTTTACTGATGGCCAAAGAACACACCAAGCAAATGCAAGAGCATCCGACAGAAGATGCGGCATCTATTGCAGAACTAGACAGCAAGATTGATGAATTGATTGCTGAACTAAATGACAGAAGAAAAGGGAAATAGAATGCTTGATAAACAGGACATCATTATTTTCATTATAGCGATCATATTTATGACTATTATTGCAACCAACATTGACAGCTTTTTTGTAGTTCAATGATCTGCAAAAGATGTAATGGATCGGGCAAGATAGAGGTAAAGACAATTTACCCGATATTTTTTATGCCGCACTTTGCTAAAGTTGAGGTAAGATTAATATCATGCCCAAATTGTGAGGAGAAAGCAGATGGATATTTCACCAAGAGATCGGGAGATCAGACAGACACTAATTCAAACAGTAGATAGATTAGGTCAGGAGGTTCATTCTAAGGACGCCACAATAGATGTAAAAGTTGAATACAGTGTGGCAAAGCAAGGACTAGAAACCCTTATCACACGGCTTAGAAATGAAGGATATAACGTATGAATTTATTGAAACAGTTTGAAGATACATTTGGCCGTAAGGCAACCAAAAGTGAAGCACTTAAATTAATGAACTTGTCGGCACAACTAGACAAAGACAAAGTAAGAAAAACTTTGCATGGCAATACAAAAAACATATCAGCCGAGAATAAATTTAAACTGCATAAGAATAACGGAAAGAGGGAAAAATAAATCGTGAGGTAGGCATGACCTGTCTGGGAGAACAGTTTTGCCTCAATAAACTTAGCGAATAAATATGCCTACCCCTGACAGAATGATAACATATCGAAAAGAGCAGTGAAATGGAATATTACACATTATTGACCATCGTTTATTCAATAGCTGAACATTCAATGCAGTTTAGCGTATGGTTTCCAAGTGAAGCAGAATGTTGGGATGTCTTGCTTGAAACCGGCACGATTTATGATCAGGTAAATGGTGAAGAAGGTTATTGTGACATCAGTGATGTTGTGTCCAAATTAGTTAAACCCAAACTAAGACCTTGGTGAATTACTCGGTCAACCAACCATAAATCTTTTTGGTTTCCTCTTGCCGGTGTGCTAGGCCGTGATAACCGCCGTTAACTTTTCTGCTAATCGTTTTAATAGTCTCATCATCTACACCTTGATCTGCAATAGACATTAGATTGTTCTTGCGAAAGAACCATAAAGCACTTTCGAAAGCATATTCAGTTTCCACCAAAGAAGGGTTCTCCATGATTTCCGGAATACGCATATCGGACGCAAATGATCTATACCCTCCTTTGCCGGTCAACTGAATGAAACCCCTGCCAATGTAGTCGATGGCATCCTGTTCCGAAAGATTGCCAAGAGACTTTCGCTTATATACCTTGGCTGCCAACGCTTCAGGGTTCTTTGCGAATGGTTTCGCATCATCGACTGTAGCGAACCTGGATGGCCAAACTGACTGTATTCTTTCAGGAGTGCTATAATATAAACTTTCCTTGGTTCGCTTAAATCCACCGCTTTCATGGCTTGCTTGGCCAAGTATGTGCGCTCCTCTCTTGGCTGACAGGTCATAATGTTTGCAGATTGCTTTAGCACTATTACGGCCAAATGCGCCATCTGCAACCGCGCCACACTTGGATTGAAGTAGTTTCATTGCTGTACTCATTTGGTTATCCCCTGTTTCTTCTCGTAGGTTCTGAGCGATCCAATTCCTAGCATTCCACCGAGAACGGTTAAGAGCGTTGCCATATCAAATTCAGGCAAATCAGGTATTTCTGCACCGGTTAAGGCAACGATAAAAATGATAATAGGCTGACCAACAAAGTGATAGAAAAAAGCAATAGCACAGACCCAACCAACGCAAGGACGCCACCCACCTTTAAACAGACTTCCAGAAGCCGCTTCTGCCGCATTAACGCTGATCTGTGCCATTTGGACAGCGTTTGCGTGTTTTTCCGACATCGTTGCGATTTCGTGCGCGAGTGCCGCTTTTTGATCTTTGTCCTCAATGACTTTATCCAGTAGCCCTGAAACTGGTCCTATAAGACTATTGACGATGCTCATTTTTTAGCCTCCATCTTCACTGATTTTTCTCCCTGATTGCGTTTACACCCATGTATCCGACAACCGTACCGGATGCAGCCACTACATAAACGCTTGCTATATCTGTAATTAAACTTGCCGCTGTATCGAAACCCAACACGGAAGCTAACAGGATTATGAATGGATATAACACTAAACCCAAGGCTGACATGGTAACTAGCTTGCGCTCCAGGTTACGTTTGGCGTCTGCATCTTGAATGGTTAATCGTTTATTGAGTACGTCTAATTTAGCAAATTCATCCTTAGACAATGATCCATCTTTGTCAGTGTCTAGTTTATCAAACTCTGTCATAACAATATCTCCTTGCTATGCTTAAATTGGTTGTGATTATAATAACCCTTTTTAAATCATCTGTATATACGGCATAGACGCCACGCTTAATCTGCAACAATTTCAAGGCAAACCACTTCTTGACTTGAGTGCATAATCAATACCCTGCTTTTCTCGCGTTCTTGTTCACAAGCCTCGACATCGCTAAATGTCTTTATCTGATAATATTTCAGATGATCAGTGTTAACAAAGTGTAAGAATATAAGAACGTAAATCATCTGAAATAATCCCTCACATCGAGCCAACCCATATAATGAAGATAAGCCGTTGCTCCAACAAATGTGAATATCAGCAAAACAATAATCCCGACTATCGTAATCATTAACTCTTGTCTTTGGATTGCATCGCGTCTGGCTTGTGCTTCAGCTTCCCTTTTTTCTGCTAATACTTCACGCCTTATTTTGAGAAGTTCCAAGTATTTGCTTCTGCCATATCGCTGCGTTATGAACTCCTTTAATTCTTCTTCAGCTTCAGCCGCATTTCTTAATTTTGCCCATCTGTCGAAAGCTGTCTGGGAAGCACTTTGACTAGATATGCCTTTTTGTTGCAATGTTTTCTTGGCTGCATCAGTGGCATCAAAGAATTGACCGATTTGCTTGCTGAGAGAATGGAGCGACTTACCGGCCGTCAATCCTAATTTTATGGATGATAATAAACTAACAGGATCGATTTTTTATCTCCCATCAGAATTGATCGGACGTCTTGTGAGGTATTCCATTGTGTTTTCTAGTGTTTTAATTCTAGCTTGCAGTTTGATGATTTGATTAAATTGGAGTAGGAAACCTTCTTGCGTTTCGTATACGTCCTCAAATTCTGAGTAGATCGAATCCTCAAGATCATCAATGGTGGTGTATATTTTTTCAATCGTTACACCGCCATCCTCCTCAACCTCAATTATGTAGTCTATGATTTCTTCTATTTGTTCTGTGTTGTTTTCTACGTCACGAATAAGGTTTGTTCTGTCTGTGGCATTATTCTCTATAGTCAGCGTTTCAACTTGCTCTGTTAGCCCTTCGATGATTGACGCTTGACTTGAGGCATACCAGATGGCTCCGCTGATGGTTCCCACAGTAGCCACGACCATCGTTCCTGCGGTTAAAATATTTACTTTAGGAAGATCCATGACATCACCCCACCAATGTAATCCTTAACAATAGAGCAATAATAAAACCAGAAGTGGCAAGATACATATATTCTAATCTCTTTACCCTATTGAATAGATCACGCATCTGAATATCCACAGTAGTTTGAAGCGCAACTAATTGCTTCTCTAAGCCGTCTATGCGTTCATGGGCTGATGATGCGCTGCGTTTATTCATTTAGCCCTCTAATGTCGCAACTCTAGTTTCCAAAGCCTCAATCTTGGCTATCGCTTCTTGCAGTGCAGCCGTTAGCAATGGCACAAGTTTGGATTGATCAATGCCCTGATAATCAGGAACGGTTCTAGCTCCCATAACTGCGGCTGTTGTTTCACGCCATTGTTGACCTTCTTCCAAAGTTTCAGGTTCGGCAACGTCTGTGCTATGAATGACTTCATCAGTTGCCGCAGATACCTCATTACCTTCTTCATCAAGAACAGCGTCTGCGGCAGGAGTATACAAATCACCTTTTGCGGCTGTAACTATATACTCCTCATCACGCATTGCATCTTTTTCACCCGAAACTGCTTCTGGAACTATTGTTGCAGCTTCGTGGGCAAGAAAACCATCAACCGTTGTATCTGCATCTGCAATGAAATTGAAGCGTTTAGGTGCTAGTTGTTTCACTCTTGTAATACCATCAGAAATGTCTTCAATGTTTTCTTTTATGCGGTAATCTGACGAAGTAGCATAAAGAGTAGCAGCGCCGTTTGTTTCTACTCTACCAACAACTCCATTTCCATTTATAAAGGCAAGCTGAGTAACCGCGGTAACAACGGAACCTGAACTTATTCGACATGCAGTTACAGTTGGGTTACTTAACTGAACTCCTGCCGCACTGGTTGACGGTTCTCCACCTGTAGCTACCCGAAGTCGTCCAGTTCCATTAATACTGTCGAGTCGCATTTTTTCGCCAGTGCTTTCATTATCGATAGTATTAAATGTCATGTAGCTATCAACAGTAGATGGCGTGCTTGTCCATAATTGGTGTTTATATACCCTTATACTTCCTGCCTCAAATTCTACACTTCCTGCATCTCTGTTAAGTGACCAGATTAAAGAAAGTGAAGCTCCTGCATCGCCTGCGGCATTTCTTATCTGCATACCTCTTAATGTTCCGCTACTACTACCTTGAACATCTAAAACAGTGTTGTTTGCAGGGGTTTTACCAATTCCAACAAGGCCGCCCGTGTCTAGGGTCATCCTTGTTGTACCTGATGAACCTGTACCAAAAGTTAAATTATCAGAACTGTCAGCAGAAATAGCTGCCCTTGTTGTGCCTCCTGCTGCGTGTTTAAAACTTATCTTTTTTGCTTGTATCAATTCAATATCGTCAGAAAATTGAATAGAACCGTCACTATCTACAACAAAAAGCCTTGTTGTACCGTCATCCGTTTTTAAAGCCAGTCCATCACCATCTTTGGCTTGAATTACCCCAGTTGTTATTTGCCATTCGTTGTTTGTTTGATCTAATGTTGCAACTTCAATAAAAGCGTTATTTGCTTCATTTCTAATAAATAACTTATTACTGGTTTCATTATAAAACCACTGATTAGCAAAAGTTGTGCTTGGTGCAGATGTTCCAGAATTATTTGTTGCTATAGCTTGCAAGGCATTGTTTAAATCTGCCCTCGTAGCAGGAAAGCCCTGATTAGCTATATTCATATCATGTTGTGCCATTTTTAAACGATCTCCTTACCAAATCCTTTAGCCACATAGTCAAGTGTAACTGAGTTTGTGCTTGTACTACTACCAGAAAACACCTCTATATCAAATCCTGCTCTGGTTTTGTTCGTAATAACATATCTCTCACCATCTGCCAAGTTCGCCAACGACAATCCAATAGCAGGAACACCCTTGAACTTAGTCGGGAAAGTCACGCTTTTTGTGCCAGTGAAAGTAATGTCAACTTCTGATTGCGTTCGCTCTGGCATATCTATTTCTGCCCTTAGTTCTCTAATAGCAGGAGAAGCCGCGCCATTCGTGCATTCTAATATGCAACGAAACTGCATTGCTCTGGCTGTTATATCTGCAACGATGAACGGCTGAAACGCTGTATAAGTTGGTGAACCTGATGGATCATCATTAGTGTGACGCAATTCAAACCTTGCTGAAGTTACATCAAATTGGGCAGGATCTCCGTCAAAGTCTCCAAGACGAGCATCAAAGTTGCCAGTGGCACTGTCGAAATCATTAACATAATCTAAAAAATCTACTTTAAATTTAGGATATATTCGGCTTGTATATACTTCACCGAAATCAACCGTTGTATTAAAATCATATATACCAGACGCAACTGTGCCAGAAAACCCATCGAATAAACCAAGAGCATCATCAAAGTTTCCTGCACCGCTATCAAATTGATCTACGGTATCCAAAGCCAGATAATCACCTTCACTGTCCTCTAGCACCACGACATTCGTTCTAGCCCCTGCAAAGACAGGATCTTCTTGTATTGTCTGAATAGCGTTGAAGTTCTCGACATTATTAGGATCGACTAGCACAACAAAACTTGCAGCCGCCGCTGAAACACCGCCAATCTTATCAATAGCCTTAATAAAGTAAGTGCCTGTCTTTGCAGGAACGACTGCCGTGTTTCCAGGTCTGGAAATCTTATCAACTATATCAACTGCGTTTTGATAACTTGCTCCGGATGTTTCTGATGAATAGCGAACCTTATAATGTGATAAATCTAAATTGCCTACTGGTGTCCAAGACAAATTCAACGCGTTTCCTGTTACATTACCAGTAAAGTTTGTTACGTTATCTGGTGGACTTGCAAAGGCTGATAGTTGCTGTCCTGCTGTTGAGGTAAACGGCCCTGCTGCGCCAAAAGCATTAAACGCTCTTGCCCTGACATCATAATTATCATCGCCTAAACCATTTACCTCGAATAATCCGTTTCTTTGCTTGCCAACAGAAATAAAATTAGTGTCACTTGTTCTTTTGTATTGAGCCTCAAATTCAACTGCATACGGCTCGTTTGAAGTTACTTCTATTATAAGAACACCGACCGCTGCTTGGTTAACTATACGCAGATCAAAGTCAACGCCAAGCCCAACAGTTGGGAGATCGGTTGCACTTGGGAGAGTTGTCGAGTTTAGTTCAAAGGATATTTCTTCTGCATTCCAATCATAAACGGCTGAACTTATTTCACGCAAAGTCATGGTGACTTCTAGTGCTTTATCTTGACTTATTCCAAACCGCCAATCTGCAACTTCAAATGTTTTGCTACTAAACCCAAGCCTTGTATTTGTCACACTAACAACATCACCGATTTGAAGCTGTAAGGCTCTCAATCCAAACGTGCCAGATATTGTTAGCTGTTCTCTATTCTTAAACAGCGCAATCTTTGCAATTCTTTGTGCCATCGTTGATGTTGATGTAAACGGCAATGGAATGTCTTGAACCACTCTTTCGCCGCCATCTATCGTTTCGAAAGTATCAGAAACAAGTTGCGGAAAGTCTGTCGGCTGATAATCTGTTTCTGGCCCTGAAAACATACCAGTAACAGAATTAAAATTATCCCTGCGACTGTGCCGAGTATTTATTTGTAAGTTGCTCCTTAAATCGTCCTCAGTAAGTGCCAAAACAGATGACGTAAATTCTCCTGCTTTTACACCCCATTGGCCTTGAGTGTAAAATATTGTTCCTGCCATCGATGCAGTCAAATCAGTAATAACATCATCAGGTGGTAAAGAAGTGACAAACGATCCGTTAACTGTGTATCGCTTTTCTGTGCCTCCTGCCGATAACGCCACATTTTCATCACAAACATTAGCGGCTGCGGCAAATATGGTTCTGTTTATTTCTGTTCCATCTACACCAAGACCAAAATCACTCTCTAAGTAATCCATTAAACAAAGTGCAGCATTTGATGTGAATTCTGCCTGATTTGTATTTCTTGGATCGTTGATTTTTCTACCTTGCACAATCGCGCTGAATACTGGCAATCCTTGAGGGAATACACTCGTATCAAATTCAGCCCTGATATAAATATATGCAATATTTTTTGCCTGATGTGCAGTTGTCCATGCGCTATCTTCTGCTACTAAATCAGCATCGGCAGCCTGATTATTATCGCCTAAATGCTTGTTTATTCGTAGCGCAGAATTAACAACAGCCCCATCTGCATCTTTGATCTGGAAAGCATCATTAGTGACAAAACCATTTCCGTCTAAAGTCAGCGCAACATTATCGGCAAATACTGTGCCAATCGCATTACATTCATGTCCTGCAAGTGCAATCAATGTATGCAAAAACTTCTGATCGTCTGTAATAGAGCGATAAAACACAACGCCACCCACACGCTGTTCACCGTATATAATTGCATGATCCGAGGCAGGAGCGACAGCGTTGACATTTGTTCCATACCCCTTTTGTGCGGCTGCAACTGATGCCGCCGCAGACCTAGCCTTTGCCAAACTTTTCTTTTGCAGTGCATTGATAGCATAAGCAGTGACAGCCGTGTAAGCTGCATATCCTGCAACCGTTGCAATAGTGGTTCCCAGAATTGCAGTTGCGCCTATAGTTCCGGCGGCTGTTCCCAATATCGCCCCTGCCGCTGCAATAAATATCTGAACCATTAGTCAACGCTCCAAAACAAATCATTCTCATCTATTATAGAGAATACCATGCCATCGCTTCCCAAGAAAGCCGCTAAATCACTTGTAACTACTCCAAGTAAAATAGGCATTATTCCGATAGTCTGATCAACTGGCCGTCCAACTATCGAACCTCTTGGTGGAAATCTTCCGGTAAATCGTTCTAATCTATCATCGAGCATGTCAATTACTGTGTCATATTCTTGAGTGTATAATAATTTTCTATATTTCCTAAATGCACCTGTCGCAGTTGTATAATCACCAATCCAATCATCTGCAAAACTTTGACCTCTAATTACTTCTGCACACTTGTTTACAAAAGTCAGACAATCATGTTCGCCCCAAACAAAAGGATAATCTTGCAAGCTGTTCACATATTCAGCTAACTTAATATCCCAATTTGGAACACGCATTAGCCACCGCCACCCCATTGCAATCTCTGGTTTTGTAGGCTTTCGACAAAATCAAAAGCAAGATCGCCTGTTGTGTTTGATGGCAAAGCTGAAGTATTCCTTTGCTTCTGACTTTCAGAGGTATATCTGCGGTTTCTAGGCCGTTCTAAATCTATCAATCTGCTTTCAATAGATGTCGTTATAGTTGATGTTTCTGGCCCTTCATCAATCGCCATAGTGTCCATGTAGCCAGTGAAAACTAATATTCCTGATTGATTTGCAGGGCTTGACCAATCTATAAAACCTAAATGAATATTGCAAAGTCTACCCTGATAAGGTGTGCTTAAAGCGTGTACTAATAAATTTGACGGAATGCCACTCAAGGTTAGATTGACCCCT